CACTCCGTAAGTCCGATGAAGAGTCCAGAGGCCATTTAGTATTGCCCAGATTGGAACGAAGAGGGGGGTGCGCCGACCAGCCCACGCCACAAGCTTCTTCCTTCTTGCAACACCGAACGGCGCACCCTTGCAGATAGCGTGCTCATGTTCCGCTCTGAGGCAAGTCGGTTTCGGTGGTTTCCCGACCGGCGATGCCCCAGCGGACGGCGGCTAATAGGGCTAGGATTTCGCAGTCGAGGGCGTGGTTGTCCTTCTTGCCCTGGGGAAGTATCCAGTGCGCCTTGCCCGTACGGCGGTCTTTAACGCGCACTTCAGAGTTCAGCTGAGAGACGTACTCAGGGTCGGCGTCTAGGGCGTAGGTCCAGACCTTGCGGGCTCGGAGGCCGTGCAGTAGGTCTTTGCCGGCGAGGTTAGAGTGAGAGACGAGGATGGCACGTTGCGGGATGCCAGGGACAACAATGGCCTGCTTCTCGGAGTAGTAGCGGCGGCTGGTCTTTCCGTCCCGATCGGTGACCGCGAAGTCCTCGGAGCCCGACCCCTTGGCCGTCTTCCAGTTACGCTTGGCGCACTCGCGATACACTTCAGAAGTCGAATCTCCTGAGTCCACAAAAACTAGCGCCGGATGGACCGCCCACTGTTTAGCGTATGCCTCTATGTCGCCCCAAGTCTCGATGCGGGCAAAGGCCAGCAGCCGACTATGCCCGGTCTTGGCCCAGCGCCGAACGACCACCCAGAAGTGACCGCGCTGAACGTCGACGCCCATCGTGCGGAAGGGGATACTCCCCTGCGGTGCGTCCGTCTGCTCGATGACCCGACCCTTCGGCGATATCATGGCCTCGGCGTCCCAAGTGTCGCCCATCTTGTAGTTAGCAGACTCGGCGGTGCTGACCATCTCGCCACCCTCTTCTGACCAGGGCATGGCCAGCCGCTTCTGCTTGAACTGCATCCGGGCGTTGTCGTCGCCGTATTGGTCGACCGACTCTTTGGCCTTGAGCATGAGCACACCCAGCTCGCCCCAGCTCATTGTCGCAAGGGCGTTCCAGTGCAGGCCGATGTGGCCAGCGTTGACCGAAGCGGCGGTGGCGATGAACGTGCCGCGGGCGTTTGCTTCGATGCGGGTGGCGTTGGTGTCAGGGAGCAGGGTGCGGCAGGACGCGCACTCGTAGGTCGTGCCGGCGTTGACCTTGTGCAAGTCCCATGACCCGCTGACCTTGGCGTCCTCGGGGAACCTGATCTGCTCCCATACCCAGGGCTGAAGGTGGTCGCACTTCGGACAGCGAAAGTTCCAGTCACGTTGGTCAGTCGTCTCGTGCAGCTGATGAAACTCCTGACCCGCCTTGCCGCCTTGCGACATAAAGATGCGTTTACCCATCCAGCCGAAGGCCGTGACGCGCGCGCTGAGTTCGGCCAAGTGACCGGGCGGGCTCATCCAACACTCGTCGGCAATCGTGTAGCGTAGCGACAGGCGCTGAAGGTTGGCCTCGTTCCAGATGCCGCGACAGTAAAGCGTCATGCGGTCGAAGTCAGTCGTCGTCGAGCGGTCCATGTCGTCGAGCGAGATGCGGTCTTTGACTGGCGGGCAGTTATTCCAGAGAGGTCGAAGGTAGCGTAGGCTGAAGTCTCGCGCCTCAGGGTCCGTAGCCTGAGCAAGTAGGCAGGGGCCAGGAGCGTTGGCGATGATGTGGCAAGTGAACAGACGAGCGAAGAGAGATTTGCCAGACTGGATGCTGGCGAGGATGGTCAGGAGTTTTGTCTCAGGGTCGGCGGCAATCCGCAGCGCCTCGGCAATCCACGGCGTCCGATCAGATCGGAACGGCCCGGGCATCGGCGAGTCGGGGATGGCGTGCACGTTGTCCTCGAGCCAGTCAACGATGTCGCCCGAGTCCGAAGGCTTGAGCACGTCCCGCCCGATGCGGAGCAGGTCACTCTTGTTCATCGACGGCGGAGAGTTCGGCCTTCACGCGGCGCACCCAAGCCTCGAGCACCTTGACGGCCTTAGCGGGGTTCTCTGGGTTGCACCCTTCGGCCACGTCGAGCGCAAGTTTGTCGAGACGGTTGACCACGCCCGAGGCGAGTTCCCGCATGGCTTCGGCTGCTTCCTTGGCACTGATAAAATCCTTCGTTAGAATGATTCGCCTCTCCTGCTCGGCCTCGAGCTGCACAAGCGATTTGAGCGAGGCGTTGTAGGCTGACTGGTATTTACCCTGGTGCGGGTCGCCCTGCTCCATGGCCGCCTGCCAGACGCCGCGAGCCCGACCGACTAAGGCGCGGTGCTCGCTGATCGTGTCAGCCAGGGAGCCATCGTCGAGCTGCTCAGGTGCCGTCGGCGCACGCCTTACCCGGGCGTCCTCTTGCGTCTGCCTCCAAGCGGTTGCCGCTTCGACCGACTCGATGGGCATACCTTTCTTGACTAGGATAGAAACGCGCTGACGCGTCAGGCCAAGGGCCTCGGCAATTTCAGTTTGACTGGGCATCGTTTTGGACGGTGTTCACCCACCAGATAAGCTGGGACATCTTGATGACCGGGATGCCGTAGGACAGGCACTCGCTGACGTAGAAGGCCGCGGGCTCAATATCGTCGGGCAAAAGGATGCAGACGTGGCGCCGGCTTAAGTGCTTTCGATAAACTTGGCATTGGGCCATTGCCGTAAGCATACCTTGTGAGCTGCATTCTTTCTTTGTCTCAATCGCCCAGTTGTAGCCGACCAGGTCTGCACGCATCTGGCAACCAGGAATCTGAACTTCTCTTTCAATGTGTCGAGGATATGAGACGCAGGCATCTTTAAGCATTTGTACCGCTTGAGTTTGCATCTCAAGTTCAGACCCGTGTGTTTTAGAATAGGTCCTGTCTGCCCACTTGGACTTCTTTGGAGAGGCTTTAAATCGCTTAATCTGCATGCGCTCGCGCTTACATTTGTCATAAAGTCCGGCCTTGCTGATAACCTTTCGAACGACGCAACGTGAATGCGTAAACTCAAAAGCCTTACGGGTTCCATGGATCGTGCCACAAAGTCTGTAGGCTTCGACGATTGCCGCGTCTCGCTTTGCTTTTTCAAGGCGAGCAAGTTCTCCAAGCTGCCGGGTTTTCAAATCACAGGGTCCCATTGTCAACAGGGTGTTTTAATGAAGTGACCATGCACTTCTGGGTCGTGGTGTCGGGCCACGCCACAGGTAGGGGGGAGTCTAGGAGACTCCTTAGAGGGGGGTTATGGGCCTTATTCATCGTCGCGGCATCTTGTGCTTATCCCTGCGTGAATTGATATGCGGGAACAATCCGCACGCGTCACCGTTTACCGTCGAGCGTATCTGACGCGCACGCTTCTGTGCCCAGATGTGCGAGCGTCCATACATCCGGGCGATGGTGCGTGAGTCGAGACAGCCAGGGAGTGACAGCGCCCAGCGTATCAGCTCGACGTGGCGACGGAAAGGGAATGAGTCGGAGCAGGCCAGCGCATCCATGAACGCCTTGAGCATGACGCCGACATGATCGCGTGATATGAACGCGTCGACCTCAGTGCGTTCCTTGTCACCGTCCTTGGTCGCCCATGAGGGATGGTTAGGGTCAATGTTAAAGACGTGCCTCGACTGCACCATCTCGCGATAAGGCAGCACGCCGGACTCCCGCATCTTATCTTGCACCTTCTTCGGCTGCGCAAAGAACCACGCGTCGAACGACTTAGCCTCAGCGTGCGGCGCCGTCAGGTCGTTGATACTCGCGGCCTTGGTCACGCGCTGTATCACAAAGGTTCTTACTCAGCGGGCAAGTGGCAAAGGTTGTGCCACAGTCCGTCATCACGGAACTCCATCATGCCATGCCGACGCATCCGCCAGATAAGCGATGAGACCTTTCCATTGTAGCTGAAGTCCTTCAGAATGTATTCTCTCAAGGTCGCAGTGTCAAAGGTGCTAGGCCAAGCGCTCATGGCTTCCCTGATCCGTTGGTTCTTCTGTTCCTTGACTGCTTTGGCTGCGGTGATGGCCTTGACCCGGATACTCTCCATCCTCTCCGGCTGTTCACGCCAAGCCTTCTGCCGTAGCCTGGTCAGACTCAGCTTACGCAAGACCCACCCTCTCCGCGCGGTAGTACGGTTAGGCTTGGTCATCGCGTTAGACTTGCCTCCTCGCTAGAGACACGGCTGAACCCCGAGCGTAGCGACAAGGGGTGAGGCTAGTGTCACCCTTGTACGTAGTACATGGGACAGATGTTGAGTAAGATGTTGAGCGGGTGGGAAACATAGGTCAAGGGGTGGGGGTGCGGGTGTTGACCCTCAGTTGATGTCCAAACGCCCTGCAGACCCCTTAGCGGGGCGGGAATCGCTATGCCTTGGGGCTGGGTCGGTGGCACTCTGGGAGGGGGGCTGACTGTATTCCCAGCGGATGACCCCCTTCTGGGCGGCATGGCGAATGTAAATCTCGGACTTAAACTGATCGGCGGCGTCCTTCAGGCCGGCACGGCCACGGCGCTTGGTCAGGCCGAACTTATAGATGGGCTCTTCACCTTGGCAGCGGAAGAGCACGGCGACCTCGCGGAAGTAGTTAGTGAACTCGGAGGAGCCGAGCCCCGCGTAGGCTAGGTCGGCGACGGTGTGGCCTTCCTTGTCGGCAGAGGTCTTGGGCTTGCCGGTGTGGTGCATAGCGACAAGGACAGCGCCTGTCTCGAGGAGGATCGGTGCAAGGTCATGGCGCAGGAACTTGGACGCCTGCTCCTGGTCAGAGACGTCGATGCCGGCGAAGGACAGCAGAGGGTCGACGAAGACGATGTCGGCGCGGTGCTCGATGATGAGAGCCTTGAGCGCGGCGGTGAAGGTCGTGCCAGTGCTGACGGTGTCGCGGTAGATGGCGAGGTGTTCCTTCAGCTGCGCAATCTCGGCGGAGTCAAGGTAGGCGCCTGCCACTACATCTTGCAGACTCTCTCCGCAATCGAGCGCGTCGTTCTCGGCTTGCAGGATAATCGAGCGCAGGGGCTTCACTGGCTTGATGCCGAAAAAGTCACGGCCTAGCGCCCAGTGGACAGCGGCCTGCATCATCAGCGAAGACTTTCCCGTGCCCGACTGCCCGACGATCAGGAGTGACCCACCCTTACAGAGCCAGCGGTTGCCAAGGATGTTGTTCGGGTCGTTCTTGCGGTCAGCGGTGAGCAGGTAGTCGAAGTCCATGCGCTGCGGGCCGTGGCCTCGGGTCTTCGAGCCCTTGCGCTTATCTGCCAGACGAGCATAGTGGTCGAGCAGTGTATCCGGGTCGGTGGCATTGTGTGCCGCGTTAGATGCCTCTCGGAGGAGGGCGGCGTCGGTAATGAGGTCGACGTGCTCCGGGCGATATGTCGACGCACCGGCATCGCTGACCAGGAGTGAGACGGTGGCAGCGTCCACAGGGGAGCGGGCCTCGCGTAGGCGTTGGCTGACGGTGAGCTCGTCGGCAGCGAGACCATCGACAGCCAGGGACAGTGCCGCCGCGTAGATGTCTTGATGGACAGGCTCGAAGAAGTCGGAGGGCTTGAGATCACTAGGGAGAGGGAGCGCGTCACGGAGGAGGACACCGAGGAGGTGGCGTTCCGCCGGCACGTTGTTCGGAGGAGTCATGGAAGAAGGGGTTGGGGTTTGTGGGCGTGGGTGCCCGAGGTCAAGGTGCTTTGCGTAAGAGACGGTCGAGGTCGGTGCTTCGGTAATGCGGGACAGGGCGGGGTGTCTTGTAAACGCGCCAAGCGATGTCCGTGCCGTCGAGCCGGTACTGGATGCCGCGAACGGTGCGGCGCTGCTTGCGGGCGTACTGCGTAAGCGTGACCCAGCCCTTAGGAGCGGTAAAGCGGTCGAGCTCTAGGGCGGCCATGTTGGCATCCTCCCAGGTCTTAAACTTCTTCGACAGTCGGTAGAGCAGTCGCCAGCCCACGCGGCGCTCTTCTGCGAAGCCAGCCTTGACGATGCGGGCAAGGATAGGTCGTGAGCCCGCTAAAGTCTTTACGCGGATGAGCGGCAGGAGGTCCATCGTTCTGATCCAGCCGTCGATGTCTTCGCCAGTCGAGCCACGGAGAGCGTCGACTAGGCCGCGAGCGTCAAAGGGCTTCATGCGCGTGCCTTGGGCGTGTAGACCTTGAGGTCGGTCTGCCATATCCAGCTGCGCCCGACCTTGTGCACGAGCCAGACCTTCCAGTCTTTGCCGTCGACCCAGCCAGCGGCGAAGCCTGAGCCCCAGCGTGATGTGGCTAGGCGGTGCGATGCGTAGGCCATAGCGTCCTTCTGACAGAGACAGCCAGCGGAGAAAGCGGCGCCGCCTTCGGCCTTGGTCAGGTTAACCTGGGCGAGCGTGTGCGTGTGGCCGTGGATGAGAGCGCCTCCCCGGTCTGCGTAGTGCTTGCCCTGCTCGGCAGTGGCGTTCAGGCCGTGCGCGTAACCGTGGATGAAGGCCACAGGTCCGAGACGATAGACACCCTTCTCAGCGTGGTAGGGCAGGATGGTCTTGGCTCCGCAGCTCTTAGCGGCGGTCTTGATGCGGGCCTCTAGGTCAGCGCAATAGTCGCGGACGATGGCCGAGCCGGACGTATGCTGGAGGGCGACGGTGCGGTGCTCGTGATTGCCCATGAGGTAGACGGTGGGCTTGGTGCGGGCGAGAAAGTCCTCTCCGCCCTGGATGTCGGCCATGAGGGACTCAGCACCTTCAGCGTCATTGCCTACGCCACGGCGAAGCGATCGGAAGTCGAAGCAGTCGCCGAGGTGCACGCGCACGGTCGGCTTGTAGTCCTTCATAAACTCGCAGAGGGCGTCTGTCGCCTCGTGGTCTGCCATGTCGCCGTGATTATCACCAAAGGCCACAAAGCGGATAGGGGTGCTCATTTGTTGTTTAGGTGAGGGATGGGCTGGCCGGAGTCGAAGGCCGCAAGCATCTCGTCACGGCGCTGTCGGGCGGTCAGTAGGTCGTGGCCGATGTTCTCGACGATGT